AACTACCAGCCATGTACGTTGGACCGTATGCTGAACAAGACGCAGCACTTACTTATAGACTTTGGCAATTATTTAAACAAGGTATACAAGAAGAAGATATATCAGAAATATATAATTTAGAAAGAAGTTTGATACCTATACTCATAGATATGAGAAGTAGAGGTGTTCGTATAGATTTAAACAGAGCTGATGAAGTTAATATGAGACTTCAAAAACAAGAAGATAAAATACTAAATGAAATAAAAAGGCTGTATGGTGTAAAACCAGAACTTTGGGCAGCAGCATCAGTGGCACAAGTTTTTGATAGAGCAGGTTTAGAATATCCTAGAAGTCCAAAGATATCCGCACCTTCTTTTACTTCTTCTTGGTTAGAGTCTCATATACATAAACTACCTAAAATGATAGGTCAGGCTAGAAAACTTAATAAAGCTAGGACAACTTTTATAGATAAAATGATTTATGAACATGTAGTAGACGGTAGGATACACGGAGAACTGCACCCACTACGATCTGATGAAGGAGGAACTGTAACAGGTAGGTTTAGTTCTTCTAACCCTAACTTACAACAAGTTCCTGCCAGAGACCCAGAAGTTGGTCCACTTATAAGAAGTTTATTTATACCAGAAGAAGATAAACATTGGGGGTGTTTTGACTACTCTCAACAAGAACCAAGACTTACTGTGCATTATTCTGTAATGACAGATCAAGAAGGAGCTAAAGATGCAGCAGAAGCATATGAACAAGATGATACAGACTTTCATCAAATAGTTGCAGATATGGCTAATATTAGTCGTAAGGAAGCTAAAGTTATTAATCTTGGTTTAAGTTATGGTATGGGCAAAGATAAATTAATTCACTCGCTAGGTATGGACCCTGAGGAAGCTGAGCTTTTATTTGATCAATACCATAAAAGAGTTCCGTTTATAAGAGGACTAAGAGACTCAAGTGCTCGTATGGCTAGTAACCGTGGATATATTAAAACACTGTTAGGTCGTAAGTGCAGGTTTAATTTATACGAGCCTAGAACTTCTAGAGAACTACCCTTACCCTACGGTGAGGCTAAAGAAAAATATGGAGAGCATTTAAAAAGGTCTTATACTTATAAGGCTATGAACAGACTTATACAAGGTTCTGCTGCAGACATGACTAAAAAAGCCATGATAGATTTACACAAAGAAGGTATTTTAGCTCATGCTCAGGTACACGATGAACTTGACATATCTGTAAACGATAAAAATGAGTGTGATAAAATAATAGAGATTATGAGGGATTGTGTAAGTATCTCTGTTCCTAACAAAGTAGATGCTGAAGTTGGTAAAAGCTGGGGCGAAGTAAAAGAATATAAAGAATATTTCAAGGTGTAAAAATAAAACTAGTAGTTTAAACACCATGCTTTATTCACTTATAGATGGTTTATAAATTAGTAGGTAAGCTATACAGGGCTGTATAGTATAACTACTGAGGAAAAAATATGCATGAAGTAGAAACAATGGCATATGCTGGAGAAACTCCTTGGCATGGTTTAGGCACTAAGGTTGATGATACATTAACGCCTGATGAAATGTTAGTAGAAGCTGGACTAGATTGGACAGTTTCTAAAAGAGATCTCTACACTCACGACACACCAACAGTCACTGACGAAAGTGATTTATTGGTGGTTCCGAAACATTCTGTTCTCGTAAGAGATTCAGATAATACCGTCTTTGGTCCATGTGGTCCAAAGTTTGTACCGACTCAAAATAAAGATGCTTTTGGGTTTTTCAAAAAGTTTACAGAAGGTGGACATATGAATATGGACACTGCTGGCTCTTTGAGAAATGGTGAGAAAGTATGGGGACTAGCTAGGATAAACGAAAGTTTTTCTTTGGCTGGTGACGATAAAGTTGATGGTTATTTATTAATAGCTGTCTCTCACCAGTGGGGCGTGTCAAACCAGATTAGGTTTACACCAGTAAGAGTTGTTTGTAATAATACTTTAAGTTACGCTCTCAATACACATAGCTGTGGTGTGTTTAAAATGCCACACGTAAGAGCTATGGACGAAGAGGTTTATCAAACAGCAGAGCAAGCACTAGGTATAGCTAGTGAACAAATGAATCAGTATAAAGAAACTGCTGAGTATTTAAGCAAAAAGCGATATACTGATGAAAATGTGATAAACTATATATCAGAGCTATTACAACCAGAGTTACTAAAACAACAGATAGCTCTAGAGAAAGAGACTGATATGCAAAAAATAGTTAATAGGCAAACCATGTTAAACGAGTTTCAAAGAACTCCTTCTATGGTTTACCAAGCGTTAGAGCAACAACCAGGAGCTGAGTTAGATTCATCTAAAGGCACTTGGTGGGGGGCACTAAACGCAGTAACCTTTATAGTTGACCATAAGTGGGGACACGACCGTGACGCAGCATTACACAATGCTTGGTTTGGTGGACGTGCTTCGCTAAAACAAAAAGCTATGGAGAAAGCAGTGGAGTATGCAAGAGCAGCATGATATCACTGCCTGACTATGATTTTTCTGAGCTGACTGAAGAGTTAGCTCAGAAGATTTTAGACAAGAGCGAAGAAATATCTAAAGATAATCAAATACCCTCTCACCTTATAGGAACTGCCCTACTTTTTGCAGCAGTTAAAGAAATATTAAAGATACAAGAAAACACAGATGAAGATGAAGAACCTATCGTTGACGGAGAAGAATTAAGGTTTTTGATAGATACAACTGTAGATGCAGCAATGATAGTGTTTTCTAAGGCTAAAAACAGAGAATTAGTCCGTCCAAACCTACATTAAACGCTAAAACGCTCTAATTTACGCTCCAACGTTTTTCTTTTATATACCCTCTACCCTACTATTACTTAACACGTTTTCGGGCGTTACAGCGTAAACTGTATCCTTAATTTTTTTGAAGAAGGCTAAATTTTAAGTAATTACTAAGATTATCCTATAAATTATAAAAAATGTAACTTAGTATATAGTTTATATTAATTTATGGAGATATTATGTCGAAAGATATAGATTTAACAGTTAAAAGCGTTAAGAAAAAACCACACCTTAGATTAGTGAAAGACGATGAAGGGTTTGTAGACGGTAGTTATAGAATCCTTAATTGGGAAAACATTAAAAAGATAACCAGTGTGGCGAAGCGAAAAAACTATAACAGACGTGTAGACATAAAAAAACTAAAAGCGTTTTTGATAAAGTCTTTGGAGGAAGAAGGTTTAGGCACACTAGAGAAAACAAGGTTTCCTGCTAGACCAATTATGGTGCATAAATATGCCCAAGGTGTTAAGTGTAAGCCTCACATGAGAATCTATGTAAGGTATGGCTACTTACAGGGTTGTACATTTATAATAGATTGTGATATGAAATTATGGGAAAGTTTTCCTAAGTATGATAAGTTACCACCTGTGGAGGTTTTACATGATGACGAATATTAGAAAAGATAGACCTATACCAACAGACGTAACACCTAGAAATAATCGCTGGAACTTGCATCTCATGGACATAGGTGATTCTTTTGAGATAGCTTATGACCCCACAGAGGTTCAAAGATTACGTGTAGCAATATGTAACTATGCTAAAAGAAATAATAAGCGTTTTATCACACGTAGAGAAGACGATAGGCTAGTAGTGTGGAGGGTAGAATGACACCTGAGATTATATTTGTCAAAACAATGAGCGTAAATGATTTATTTGTTAAAAAAGGTTATGAACCTGAATTAAATAAAATAAGAGAAAATATATATAGATATGCGAAAAGAACTGATAAACTATTTCATATGCGTAGAACTTATGATGGGCTACGTGTAGAAAGGATTAAATGAGTAAAAAGAAAAAACTTACACCTAAACAAGAAAAGTTTGCACAAAACGTGGCTTCTGGTATGCGTAAAAAAGATGCTGCCATAGAAGCAGGTTATAGTGAAAAAAATGCAGTTCGTGCTGGAGCTGTTTTGTCCTCAGACTCAAACCCCCTTGTCAAGAGCAGGATAAACCAGCTTCAAACGAAAGCAGCAAGTAAGGTAGAACTTAAACTAGAAAACCACTTAGTTGATCTAAAAGATATAAGAGACGGTGCTATGCGTGCTGGTGCTTGGTCTGCTGCGGTTGCTGCAGAAGTTTCTCGTGGTAAGGCAGCAGGATTGTATGTAAACCGAAGTGAGATAAATGTAAACCGTATTGATGTTATGTCAAAAGAAGAAGTTTTAGAAAGAATGAAACAACTATACTACGAAACAGATGGTGTATTACCAGCTGGCAAAATTATTGAAATAGATCCAGATGAGTCAAAAGATTAAGTGCCTAACTTGTGGTGAAGAGTTTATAAAAAACCGTAAACAAGTATATTGCTGTAAAGATTGTTATTATCAAAAGCATAAAAAAGATTGGTTTGAAGGATATGAAGATAAACAACATGTGCTTAAAAAAGTAGAAGGTGAAGTAGGGCAACTTGAACTCGAAGAAATACACTTACCTGAAGAAATATATAAAGAAGTAATGGAAAAAGACGACTTAGCAAAAAACAGTTATGCGATAGATCCAGATATAACTAACGCTTATGATGAACTAAATAAAACTCTACACATGGGTAGATACTATAAAAGAAAAACTTGAACATGCTTTACTTTAAAAATGATGGCGTCCATAATTTATTTATAGTTTATTTTAAGGAGGAAACATGGACTATTTATTTAAGTTAAACCCAGCTGAGTGTCTAGAAACTAACTTTAACAGGTGGTATACAGAAAACTGCAGGGAACGTAGAGAAGCTAATATGTATGGTTCTAATGAACCTATTTTAACTGAAGCAGAGGCAGAAAAAATATTTCTATCTCAGTATAAAAATCAGATAGCCGAAAGCTGGTTTATGAATAAAGAAGGTAGAATGGAACAAAGGTTGGTAATAGATGACTAAAAAAGTAGGAGTAGTAGATGAGTGATTGTAAAGAGTG